AGGGGGCCAATTGAAACCACCTTGGCAACCTGCGTGTTCCACTTCTCGGTATCTTTGGTGTCGGTGGCCAGAATAATGCCACCCTTAGTGACTTTGCGCGGTGTGCGAATTTGGACCAGAACGCGGCTCCCGAAAGGCTGCACGCCGGCATTAACTGCCGGAAAAGCCTCCGCTAAAGCGTCCTCATAAGTCGTTGTCACTATTCTTCTCCTCATCTAGGATTTTCAAGAGTACTTCGATCGCAGACTCAAGGCCTGCGACCATTCCCACACGATACCCGTACTCAAAAGCATCGCGATGCTGGGGCCGCTTCAAGGCATCAACAGAAAATTGCTGCTGCGCCGCCTTGAGGCGGTTTAAGAGCTTCGTCTCAAAATTCACGCTTGGTTCTTTTCAACCTTCGGCTCGGGCGGCAAAGACTGCCCGTCAACTTTCTCGCCAGCAGCCAAGCGGTGCTTTTGCTTCACATAGGCGCTGTTCATAGAGACAGTGCCTTCCTTCGGCTTATCGGCCATGGTGATTTCCTTATCGCGTTCCTGGGTTGATCCCGGTGCCGGTGCTTACCGCCACCTTCTCGCCGGTGGCCATTTCGGCCGCCGCAAGCAACTTGGCGGTGTCATTATCCGCCGTGTTCATGCGCTCACGCGCGGCCACTTCAGCCGCGGTACGCTGGCTTTCAGCCATCTGCCGGAACTGCTCAGCTTGCAACTTCTCGGCACGCGCCTGCTGCTGATCCGTGAGTTTGGCTGCGTCATTCTGCCGCTGCAGCTGCAACTTCTGCTGATCAAGCTGGATCCGAGCCTGATCAACCTGAGCACGCTGCTGCAGGGCCTGCCCCTGCATTTGCGCATTGAGCTGCGCAATCTGCATGCTGCTGTCGGGCGGCATGGGCGGCTGCGGCCGGAATTGCTGCGCTGCCTGATCAATGAGAACCAGCTCTTGGCCAAACGTGCCAAGTTGCTGCTCAATGAATTGCTGGACCTGCAAAATCACCTGCGTCTGCTGCGCGGCCTGCTCTGGGATCAGGTTTTGCTTCTGCGCCTGATCCACAGCCTCATGCGCCTCAGACAGGTAGTAATTCAACAGGTGGTCGCGCAGGTGAATGGCCATCGGGAACATCAACGTCTTCATAATCACCGGATTGCCACCAAACAGGGGCGACTTCAAAAACGCCAAATGCGTCATGATGTGCGCAAGATGATCCTGTTGCGGCAAGACGTAGATTGGGCTGCCCATGGTCGCGGCGACATTCTCGCTGACCGGGTCCATGTTCTCGTTTTTCTGCTCAGGCATCAAAACTTCGTCTGCAGGTACCTTCAAGGTGCGGAGAAACATTTCCTCCACCGCCCTGACATTGTACAGCTGCGGGGCGACAGAAGCGCGCTGCATAAGAGCCTGGGTTTGAGCAAACCTCTGGGCCTCAGAGAAAATAGAAGGATTGCTGACCGGCACCACATCAAGCGGCCCATCAAAATCAGCAGGGCTAATTTCAATGCCTGACTCTTGGGCCTCAACATCTTCTTCTGTCAGATAGGCGCTGTTGAGGCGGTGCAAAATCTTGAAGCACTTCGCCATGGAATTGTGAAGGCGAGAGTGAATGCTTGAGAAGACCACCATGCCCTGCTCAATCAGAGCCATGGTCGTGCCAACAGGCTGGTTAGCATTCTGATCGCTCAGCTTCTCAAAGCTGGTCTGCACGACGCCCTTGCCGGCTTCCACCAAAAAGCCAAGCAGCTGATACAGCACCGGGCTCGGGGGGTTGAATGGCATCGGCATGGCCAGCTTGCGCACGTCATCAATAAGCGCGCCGCCTTCCATTTCCACCACCTCGGTGGGCTGGAGATTGATTGTCTGGCCGCCAGGGCCTCCCTTGAGCTTCAGGAGGGTCGGCATGTTCTGGATGTGCGCACTGTCCAGCAACGCACGCAAGGCGCCTGTGGCCGCGCCAGAAAGGCCGCCAATCATGTGCGTCAAGCCAATTGGATAAGCACCACGCCAAGGCACAAACGGAAACTCGACAATCCAGTCGAGCTCCTTGCGCTGGTCGTCATCTGCGTCCCAGTTGCGATAAAGGGAGAGTGCCTTGCCGCTCGACTTGTCGATGCTGAGAATGTAGGGGCTCATGCCCTCGTCAAAATCAAGGTAGGTGTAGATTTCAAAGATGGTGCGCAGGCCATCTTCATTGTAGCTCGTGGTCTTGCGGCCCTCGATCTTGTCGTTGGCGATTGACGCCTTGCTGAACTCTGGATCATCGGGGTAGCCAAGATCCACATCAATATACATGCCGGCCCTTACGCGCCGCTCATATTCCATCTTGGTGATGTACTGAACGTGCGTCTTGCGCTCGGCCGTGTAGAAATTGGTGGCAGCAAACGGCAGATAGACGTCATCAATCGGCACAAATTCAGATTGCGGCCGGCGATGCTGCTGGTTCCACATGAACTTCATGTACTGGCCGCCGCCCAAGGGCAGCTGCGTGCTTAATTGCTCCAACTCGCTGCGGAACTCTGGCATCTGCTCAGTGGTCTGCCAATTCATGAAGGTGGCCTTGCGGTCAGCCTTTTCCACCTTCTCTTTGCTGGACTCGCCGTAAATTTTGCTTTTCACCGGCCCATTTGGCGGGAAAATTTCCTTCATGAAGCGGGCGCTGAAGTCTACGCACGCCTCCACCAGCATGGGATGCACGACTTTATTGGCGCCGGTAAACTGCGCGCCGCCGGGCGCGTCATCGCCCAGGCCAGTGCGACGCAGGCCCTCTTCGTAAAGCTTGTCGCGCTTTTCGCGGGCCTCTTTGTCGCGGTCAACCTTTTCGAGGAGGTCGTTTACTGCTTCCTTGAGAAGACCTGGGTCAACTTCTTCAACGATGTTTTCAAAGTGCTCCAGGCTGCGCTTATTTTGCTCTTCATTTTCAAGGCGAATGATTGCGCCGCCATCTTCAGTGTCCTCTACGTTTGAGTTTTCGGGGATGAACTCAACGACTTCACCTTCTTGGGCTTCATCATTTTCAGTAAGCATTCCAGACATGACTTAGAAAGCCCTCCGACGGTCTATTGCGGGGTACATTATCCCAGGAGATTGAACCATAGCACCAGAAGATATTCCCCGCATAAATTCGCTGGCGATCGTATCAACTTCCCTGGGATCATAGGGGCGCGCCATGCCCTCATCGCCCACCTCGCCGCCCTCGGCATAGCGGTGGTGCAATTCCTCCAGAGACTTTTTGCCTTCCACCATGCCGCCGTGCTTCATAAGCCTCGGGGCATTGGTGGCCAAGTTACCCCAGTTGCGGGCAAGATATTGGTCAAGCGTCTGGTTATTGGCTGCAGCATCTTGCTGGATCTGGGCCCAATTCCAAGGTGCATATGGCGGCGCGCCAGTCAGCTGCTCACTATATCTCTGGTTGAGGGCCACCAAACCTTGCTCAATGCCCTGATCTGCGCCGCCATCTGCCGTGGCGCCCATGCCGGTATCACCGCCACCAATAGCGCCAGGATCACCGCCGCCAACATCGCCGCCAAGGCCCACATTTCCGCTGACGCTTGGGGAGCCCAAAGAAACAACGCTCGGCGAAACACCAAGGGCTTGGCTCACCTGCGACCCAATCATGCCGCCAAGCATCCCAAGGCCAGGAACGCCCGTGGCAAGCCCAGCAATGCCCAGGCCAAGCCCCACCGGGTCAATTGATACTGCCGGCGTCTGCTGGCCAATCTCGTTAACATTCACGCCGACTGTGACGCCAGGAGGCGAAAAGGCAGATTGCGCGGCGTAACCAAGAGCTGGCCCCAGCCCAATAGTCCCTCGGCCTAATGCGCCAAAAGCTTCCCCAATACCGGGCGCCGCACTGAAGCCGGTGGGCGCAACACCGCCAGTATCGGCAATACCAAAACCAAGGCCCGCTTGCTGCGCAGCCACGGCCGTGTTCATGTTGGCTGCTGCTTGGGTTGCTTCAGGGTCTTGCATAGACATGCTTGGAGCCATGCCGCTTATGCCAGCGATGCCACTCTCACTGGCGCCCACATCACTCGCGCTTGGGCCCGTTTCTCCGGTAGACCCAGCACCCGCTCCTGTAGGCCCAGCGCCTTGTCCAACATTGCCGCCTACAGCATCCTGCGTGGCAGCCTCAGACATTGCGGCATCCTGGCTGGTGGCACCTTCATTGCCTTCACCGTCGCCATTGCCGT